TAGATGATTTACCTGGCAATAAGTCAATGACATTTGAGTTTGCAATGACTAGTGTAGATGATAATGTTTCGCCAGCTATTGATTTAGATCGAGTTAGTGCAATATTAACCACAAACAGAATCAACAGCCCTGTTTCTGATTTTGCGTCAGATTCGAGAGTTAATCAAACAGGTGAAGATCCTTGTGCAGCAACTTATGTTTCTAATTTAATTGTTTTAGAAAATCCAGCAACAAGTCTTAAAGTTCAATTTGCTGGATATCGAAGAGACAGTTCTGATCTTAGAGTCATGTACAAAGTCCTTTCTGAAGGAGAATCTGAAAATAGCTTTGAAAAAGATTTTGAGTTATTCCCAGGCTTTGCTAACATAGATGATAATGGTAATGTTATTAACAAAACAAATAATAACGGAAAACCTGATAATCCTGTGACACCTTCTGCTAATGAAACGTATAAAGATTATGAATTTACAATTGAAGAGATACCACCATTTACAAGCTTCCAAGTCAAAATTGATATGGTTGGAACTAATCAAGCACAACCACCATTCATTAAAGATCTTAGAGCTATCGCACTTGCATAATGGAAGAAGAAATTGAACTAATTCCTGTTGAAGGTAGGTCTGGATTTTATCGAGACCCCGAATCAACAGCAGTTATTAACTGTGACAAAAAGGCGTATAATGATTACATGAAACGCAAAAAAATCACAAAAGCTAAAAGTAATGAATTAAATAAAATGAAAGAAGACCTTGATAATGTAAAAGGTGAGTTAGGAGAAATCAAAGGTCTTTTATCTACTCTTGTTCAAAAACTAAATAATTAGAAAAATGGCACAACAACAGGTAATCACTTTTGATCCAGATGTTGCCGTTCCAATGGGTGTAAATCTTACCATATTTTCTGGTGCTGATTTTAACACTACATTTACAGTCAAAACTTCTGCTGGTTCTAGTATAGATTTTTCTAACTATACAGGAAGAAGTAATATGAGGAAATCTGCGATTGGAACTGCAAATACTTTTGGCGTGACTCTTGGTGACACAAATGGAAGAATAACTCTTTCTATGGGTTCGACTGTTACTAGAAGTTTATCTGAAGGTAGATATCTATATGATATCAATGTAAGTTCTGGTTCTACTTTCTTTAAAGTTATAGAGGGTAATGTGCTTGTCAGAACAGGTATTTCAACTTAGAGGTGAAGAATGGCTCAACCAAGTTCCAGAGAAGGTTTAATAGATTACGCAAAAAGACAGTTGGGTTTTCCTGTCTTAGAAATCAACGTTGCAGATGAACAGTTTCAAGATCTGTTAGACGATGCTATTCAGATATATCAAGAGAGACATTATGATGGTATCGCAAGAATGTATTTGAAATATAAAATCACACAGGATGATATTGATAGAGGGCAAGCAAGAGGAGGAGATTCGACTTTAGGGATTACAACAACAACCACAACGTCAACAGTTGGTTTATCAACAACCTTTGATTTAGAGGAAAATAATAATTACATACAAATGCCTCCATCTGTGATTGGAGTTAATCAAATATTTAAAGTTAGATCAGATACAGTTTATGATGGTTTATTTAATATTCGTTATCAGTTATTTTTAAATGACTTATACGCCTTTGGATCAATTGATCTTCTTCAATATTCAATGGTTCAGACTAAACTTGAAGACATTACATTTTTATTAAATCCAAATGTAAGATATCGATTTAATATTCGTCAAGATCGTCTATATATTGATATTGATTGGGGAGCTGCAGTAAACGTAGGTGATTATTTGGTCATTGATTGTTTCCGAATCTTAGATCCAGATGACTTTACAAAAGTGTACAATGATCAGTTCTTAAAAAGATATTTCACTGCGTTGTGTAAAAAACAATGGGGTATGAATTTAATTAAGTTTCAAGGTGTTCAATTGCCTGGCGGTATTCAATTAAATGGTCGTCAAATATATGATGATGGTGTTAGGGAGATAGATGAAATAAGAGCTAAAATGGCCACTGATTATGAGATGCCTCCACTTGATATGATTGGATAATGTTAAATCCTTTTTTTCTACAGGGTTCTCAAGGAGAACAAGGTTTAGTACAGGACTTAATTAATGAACAATTAAGGACTTATGGCCTTGACTGTCATTATATTCCTCGCAAGTTGATGACATCAAGAACAATCATGAAAGAAGTGGTTGAGTCTAGATTTGATCAGGCCTTTCCTCTTGAAGCATATTTGATGAATGTTGATGGATATGCTGGTCAGGGTGATATACTTACAAAATTTGGTGTCAGAGTTACAACAGAAGCGACATTTGTTATCTCTAGAGAAAGATTTGAGGAGTCTGTTGCACCATTTTTGGAACAACAAGAAGATGATTATGAGATATCAAATCGCCCAAGAGAAGGTGATTTATTATTCTCTCCATTAGGAAAAAAATTATTTGAAATCAAATATGTTGAATTTGAAAAACCAAACTATCAATTAAGAAAAAATTATACATATCAACTTACATGTGAAGTCTTTGAATATGAGGATGAGGTCATTGATACAAATGTTAATGCAATTGATCAAGTTGTGCAAACAGATGGTTATTCTGCAAGATTAATACTATCAGGTGTTGGTAGTGTTGCGACTGCAACTGCAACTCTTAACTTTGGTGCAGTTCAACAAATATTTGTACAAAATGATGGTTATGGATATCTTGCCGCACCAACAGTTTCAATTAGCACATCACCTGGCGTAGATGCGACTGCGGTTGCAATTATGACATCTCGGTCTGGTATCGGAACTGCTAAATCTATCGATAAAATTCTTTTAATTAATCCTGGCGGTGGATATATCGGAATACCCACCGTAACCGTGCCAGGCACTGGTATAGCGACTGCTGGCATCACTACTCTAGGTTCTGTAGGTATCGTTACAATTACCTCTGGTGGTTCTGGTTACACAACTACACCAAATGTTGCGATTACCACCGCACCATCAGGAGGAACTGATGCAACCGCTGAGGCAGTAATGGTTGGCGGAACAATAAGTGCGATCAGAATCAGTAACGCTGGTAGTGGATATACTTCTGCTCCAACAATTACTGTTGGCGCTGCAACAACAATCGCAGATGGTGATTATATCTTTAATGAAACTGTTCAAGTCACATCAGATTCTTCTGAAACTGCAAGAGTTAAAGTATGGGATGCAGGCTCTAGAACTCTTGATGTCAGCATGTTGACTGCAATGCAATTTCAAGTTGGAGAGAAGATTAGAGGAAATGAATCTGGTGCAGAATATGTAATACTATCAGTGGATTACAACCAACCAAATGATTATCCAAATGATGAATATAATGCTAATCAATATAATGATAATACAGCATTTGAAACGGAAGCTGATGCAATTTTAGACTTCTCAGAAGGCAATCCGTTTGGAACATTCTAAATAGTTAGAAAGCTTTGATATGTTAGGTACTTATTTCTATCATGAAATATTAAGAAAGACGGTTATCGGTTTCGGTACTCTCTTTAATAATATTAACATTCGACACAAGGATGCGAGTGGGACAAATTTTAGTGTCATGAAGGTGCCATTGGCTTATGGGCCAATGCAAAAATTCTTGGCAAGAATTCAACAACAACCAGATTTAGAAAGAGAGATTGCAATAACTCTTCCAAGATTGTCTTTTGAGATGCAAGGGATACAATATGATCCAACTCGTAAGACTGGAATCGCACAAACTTTTCTTGCGAAAGGTGGAACAACTGCAAAGAAAGTTTATATGCCTGTTCCATATAATGTTTCATTTGAACTTAGTATCATGGCTAAGTTAAGTGATGACGCTCTACAAATACTTGAACAGATTGTACCTTATTTTCAACCATCATTTAACATTACAATTAATTTAATTGATTCAATTGGTGAGAAAAAAGATATTCCAATTGTTTTAGAAAGTATCAATTACAGTGACCAATATGAGGGAAGTTTTGAGACTCGTAGAACAATAATTTATACTTTAGGATTTACTGCGAAGACTTATCTATTCGGCCCTGTTGCAGATGATCCAGCGGGTCTTATCAAGAAAGTTGATGTTGATTACTATGGTAGCACAAATATCAAAACTGCGAAAAGAGTTCAAAGATATAGTGCAACACCTCTCGCTAAACAAAATTATGATGATGACACAGCGACAGTTCTTGATGGTGGAATAAACGAGAAGGTTACAAAATTTAAGGTTAGTGCAACAACTGATTTAGCTGCAAATCAAAGAATTATCATTGATACTGAAATCATGAAGATTAGAAGTATCAGTGGTCAAAACGTGACTGTCTTCCGTGCTCATGATAACACAGTAGCTGCATCACATAATCATGGTGCAAGTATTGGTGTTCTCAGTGCAACTGACAATACATCAATTGAGTTTGGTGATGATTTTGGATTTGATGAAATGTCATCATTCTTTAGTGATGGTAAGGAGTTCAGTCCTTCACAAGGTATAGACATCTAGGAGAGTTATGAAAAATTTTGATTCTATTGAGGAAGCACTTAACGTTGATACAGAGGTCGTTGAAAACGATAAGATTGAACCTCAAAAGAATCAACTGAAGAAGAGTGACCAAAATGATTCTGAAAAGGATTATGAATACAGTCGTGCAAACTTATATTCTCTCGTTGAGAAAGGACAAGAAGCAGTGAATGGTATATTAGAATTGGCTCAGGAATCAGATTCTGCAAGAGCATATGAAGTCGCTGCAACTACAATCAAAGCAGTTGCAGATACAACAGATAAACTTATTGACTTACAACAAAAAATGAAGGATCTAGAACAAGATCCAAACAAAGGGCCTACTAACGTCACGAACGCATTATTTGTAGGTTCAACAGCGGAGTTATCAAAATTAATCAAGAATCAAAATAAAGATGATAAATGAAATCTCCAGAACTATCAGAATTTTTTAGTCTTCTCGGAAAGGCAAAGAAAGAAAAGAAAGAGGAGTTTGATAATCTTCTCAAAGAAGCAGACATCAATCTTGATGTCTTAACTTCGTCTGTCGTTACTGGAATTAAGGAAGCAAAAGTAAACATAAAGAAACAGAAGAAGAAAGAAGAAAAATTAATCGAACAACTAGATTCAATAATAGACGTAATTGAAAATCCAAAAGAAGTCAAGGACATCACAGAACCAGCAGTTACTGTTGGAGTGCCTGAAGATTTTGATGTGTCTTCTTTAGAAGATGCTGATGATAATCCATCATTTGAAGTTGTTGATTTAATCAAACCAGAACCGATTAAAACACCAAAGATAAGTGATACTGTTGCACAGGCAATCAAATTTATTGAAGAGACAAATATTAAAGAAGAAGTTGAAAATGCAGATGAAACAAGTGTTGATGATCTCAAGTCAGAAATCAAACAAGTCAGAGATATATTATATAAAGTTCTTGCACATGGGCCAGGATCTGGTGAAGTTAATCTTTTAAAACTTGATGATGTTGATGAGGATAGTGCAAAGGTAGATGGTAAGTTTTTAAAATACGAATCATCAAGTGGTAAATTTGTAGGTGGAGATGCCAGTGGTGGTGCTGGTATTGGAACAAATGGAAGTGTTAATACAGTTGGAATCATCACTGCTGCACAGTTCTCAGGATTTAGTCATCTGATAGCACCACACGCATCAACCAAGACAATCACAGTCAAGGTTGCAACTAAGATAGATGGGGAACACAGATACTATGGAAGTGGAAGTAGTCTAGGATATGTTTTAGATAATGTTCAATCACCATTTCTTACACTTACGCCTGGCAGAACATATCGTTTTGATGTGTCAGACAGTTCAAATAGTGGTCATCCATTTCGATTCTATCTTGATGCTGCAAAGGCAACTGCATACACAACAGGAGTTACAGTAGGGTCAGGTTATGTTGATTTAGAAGTTACAGACTCTACACCAACTGTCCTTCATTATCAGTGTTCATCTCATGGATACATGGGCAATGCGATACAGGTAAATTCAAGTAATGCAATCAAATTAAACAGTCAAGATGCATCATATTATCTAAACTACAATAATTTCTCAAACACTCCAACCATACCATCAAACAATAATCAGTTGACAAATGGTGCTGGATATATTACAACCTCATTTACTAATACAAATCAACTCACAAATGGTGCTGGTTTTATTACTGCAAGTGATGACATCACAGGAAATGCTGCAACTTCGACTCTTGCAACTAATGCTCAAGGATTAACAGGAACACCAAGTATTACAATCAACGGACTCAATGCAGCAACTGGAACATTTAGTGGAAACGTAACTGTTGGTGGTGTTCTTACATATGAAGATGTAACAAATGTAGACTCGATTGGAATCGTAACCGCAAGAGCTGGAGTTTTAGTTGGTAGTGGTATCACACTCAGTAAAGATGGTGATGTATTTGCAACAGGTATAACAAGTTCAACTAAAGTTCATGTTGGTGTAGATACAGGAGTTTATGGTGAAGATTTAGTTGTGACTGGAGATGCCAGAGTCACTGGTATTTTGACAATTGGTACAGGTTCGATTGTTCTTGACCCAACTGCAAAACAACTTCGTGGTCTTGAGGAGATTGTTATTGGTATTGCAAACACAATCACAATCAAACAAGATGATAAGGGTGAGATTGAATTTACTGATGCGGTTGGAACTCCTAAGTCAGTCGGAATTGGAACCACCGTATCTGTTAATACATCTGGTATCATCACTGCATCAAGTTTCGTGGGTGGCTTTACGGGTGACTTAACGGGAACTGCATCAAACTCATCTAACTTAAACGGACAAGGTGCATCATTTTATTTAAATTATAATAACTTTGATAATACACCGACCATACCCTCTAATAATAATCAACTTACAAATGGTGCTGGTTTTATTACTGGATCTGCCCTGAATGCATCAAACCTAAGTTCAGGAACGATACCTGATGCGAGATTCCCATCCACACTACCAGCGATATCTGGTGCAAATCTAACAGGTATTGCAGTTACTGATAATATTAGAACAAATACAAATGCAACCTTTCTACAAAATGTAAACGTATCTGGAACTACAACTGCAACAACATTCATTGGTGATTTGACTGGTGATGTAACTGGTGACGTTACAGGAACCGCATCAAACGCTACACTCGCAGTCAGTGCTCAAGGTTTAACAGGTTCTCCAAGTGTTACAGTTACAAACGTAAACGCTGTTGATGCTATCATAAGTGGTAACTTATCTGTTGCTGGAACGATTACATCTCTAGATCAGAATGATATCTCTGTAACTGGTATCATGACTGCATCTGCTGGTGTGGATCTCGGAGACCCAGGCATTGTCACACTTTCAAGTGACACTCTAACAACCACATCTACAAGTGCTGATACAATTTCAAGTATCTCTGCAACAGTATTTCGTTCCGCAACTTTCCAAGTTCAAGTGACAAGAGGAACTCAATATCATATGACAACAATCAATGTAATTCATAACGGAACAGTTGCATTTATGAGTGAGTATGGAACGATTCGGACAGGTGCAGTTCTTGCTACATTTGATGCTGATATTAACAGTGGTAATCTACGACTTCGTGCAACACCCACGTCTGCTGATTCTACAGTATTTAAATTATCTAAGACTACAGTAAAAGTATAAATATATCTATGAAAAGAAAATGTCCTCCAGGCAAATACTATTGCTACACAGATAAGAAATGCAAGAAAATCCCAAAAGGATTTAAGGTTGTTGGTCGCATGGGATATCTGCGTAGGGAAAATGGTTTTTCAAAAGATGAAAACGAAACAAAGAAAAATGGTAACGGAAGTTCTAACGGAAATGGGAACGGCGGGAATGGCGCTGGAAATGGTAACGGTGGTTCTGGTGGTAATGGTGGTGGCAATGGCGGTGGTGGAATGGGTGAATCGATAATTTACGAAAAGTCAAATCCTCGTATTCCAAGAAAGGCAGGACAACCAGCAAAATCTAAAAAACACTCTGACTTATATACTGATGAAGATCCTAAAGGAACTATTCATGGACTTGGTTTCAAGAACGTGGCAAAAGCAAGAGCGTCTGTATCAAAAATCAGGAATTCTTCTAGATCGCATGCTCATAAAATTCAAGCGGCTGTTGCTATGGAACAAAGGGCGAGAGAGATGGGTAAAACCTCTGAGGCAGCAGTCTAT